TGAGTCCATACATCCTGGCAGAGTTTGGAAACAACTTCCGGATTGATGAAAACCCTTGGTTTGATTTTAACGACCAAGAAGCAGATCTTCTGTCCGCCAGCTAGCATTAGAATAATTGCAACACGCAAATGAAGGCTGGAATGGAGAGATCAGTCGAGCCCAGGGAATTTGAACTCCCGTTGGAATTGCAGTTCTCCATGCGCAAGGCAGAACTTGCAGCGCAAGAGATGACATGGGACGAATTGCTGTACGCACTTCTGAACCTCTACCACCAGCGCCTGATGGAGTGGTATGCCATCAAGGATATCCTTGCAGCAGAAAACATCTCGATTGACTTCGACATTCCCACCGACTTGGAATTAGCAGAACTCGCCGCCGCTTGTATTGGCGACGACGAGGATGACGAAGACGAAGATGAGCTTCAACCGTTTTGAGCTTCGTCCAAATCAATAAGGCGGTTGAGGTACCACTGTGCCTTCTTCAGTGATTCTGTCCCGCCTTTATGCTTCTCACGCCAGATATACTTCATGCAGTTGGCCTTGCAGAAACCACGGAATTCTTCGGTGGTTAAAGCTGCCTCAATGGCTTCAATGCACTCAATGCCCCCATCAGTGTAGTGAGAAGGATGATTAACCACATCCTCCTGGAGCACCGGAGCCTTTTCTTTCGTTAGCCAGGGCACAGGACAAATACCGTCCTTGCAGCCAGAATCGTCTGTTACCGGCTCAAACCACGACGTTTGCGTGACTGCTCCAGCATCTCCTCGCTGGGCCCCTCCAGGTCCAACACTAACGCCCTGGGTTTCGGTGATGCGCCCATCTGCAGGCCCTCCTCCATTGACGGAATGTACCCCGTCGTTCCAGGCCGTTGCCCCTCGAGATTTAGTGGATTCCTTTCCCGCCCCTGTTGACATGCGACCAAGCCTCGGTTGTACATATCCATTAATGGTACATCATTCGCTTCATTGTCGAGCGGTGCACCAAAATCTTCTTCGCTGAGGCAGCGGGACTTCACTTCGTCTTGAATGAAGCTATCTAAGAAACCTGCGGCGCCATGCATGGCGAATACCCTGGTTGATTTATTGCTTCTACAATGATACTATGGCAAAATTCTTTGACCTTAATTACGATCCAACGGCTGACGCTGGTACGTCAGGGGCTGAGGTTACTGACCTTAATCCTGAACAGGCGTACGATACAGATTTACGTCGTTTCCCGTCAGAAGAAAGACAAGCTGTTGAATCGTTAAACAATAATCAAGACCGCGTTGGTAAGTTCTTCAGGGCAGCTAAAACCGCTGGGGCATACCGACAAAGAGCAGGTATTGCTGAACCGACCATCCGAGGTAAAACCCCAAGAACAGAAGCAACAATGGACGGTGTTACACTGCCAAGTATGGGGGATACAGTAGGACGAGCCGGAAGTACCGGCTACGCCCGTAAACCTGGACCAAGCTTTGGTAAGCAATACTAAACCTGGGAGAACACAACGTTCTTTGGTTGGTCTTGATACTTACCTTTCCGGTCCTGGTAAGTAACTTCACAACGGCTACCAGTGTGGAACAACAGCTGAGTAATTCCCTCATTCGCATAAATGCGATTGAATAAACCAGTGCAGTTACTGATTTCAAGTGTAAGGTAACCCTCCCATCCGGCTTCGGCAGGCGTGATGTTTACCATGATCCCCGACCGTGCATACGTAGATTTACCAACAGCTACAACACTGATGTTGTCAGGTAGCTTCAAACGTTCATGCGCTACGCCAAGACAGTAACCGTACGGCGGCAGCAAGAAATATTGACCACGTTCATCCTCCCGAAGATCGGCAGGCTTCAAAATATCGGGATCAAAATTCTTGGGGTCACAATCCCCTGCTTGTACACGGCCAAAAATCAGGCACTGACTAGGTGACAGGCGAATGTCATATCCGTACGAACTGAGGCCGTAACTGAGAAGCTTCCGTCCATTCTCCTTGCTTACCAAATGATCCACAAATGGATCAATCATCCCATGTTCAAGGGCCTGCTCACGAATTTCCCAGTCGGCAAGGATGCTCATAATTCCTTTTAATCCTTTTCACTCTAGAGAAATTAACAGAGAATGTGCCCCCTTGGCTCGTAAATATCCTTAAAACGTTCGATTGCTTTCCCCGTATCTTCCATGGGGGGCAGGTACACCAATAGTGAGGTGCACGTTTTATGCACGCCAACGCCTGTGCTCTTGCGAACTGTTAACGTCGGTGGCGTCCGCAAGATGCAGATGGGAAAATCAAAAATCTTAAACTCGTAACGAATCATGTCCGGGCAGTTGGTAAAGTACAAGCCCTGACTTACTTCTCTCGCTAACCAGCTGCGGTAAAGTTTTCGGAACCACACCGCATGTGACGATGTCAAAGTTGGAGAAGAAGACCGTGTCATCTTCCAACGTTCATTCTTCTTGTCCCAGAAGTATGCACCACTGGGAGGAAAGACGTAAACCTTGCCGTACCACGTTTGGCAGTTCAATCCATCGTCAGATGGAGTGAAATACTTCTTGGCATCGACGTATTCATTTGCAAAATCCGAGCTGGCAACATCAAGATCAATACCCTCCATCAGGGCGTGCGCTGCTGAAACCAGGTCAGAACTTGTGATTAACTCACGATCTTCTGCGTGAGCCTTGATGTTTTCAATTGCCATCAGTTTTCTGACACTTTGGTATAGTCGATCTCCAAGTAACGCATGCCCGCTGCATCATTGATGATGTAACCAGCTTTTTCCGCTGGATCAATCTTCTGTGCGGCACTGAGGATACGCCTGAATGTCTCAGCTAAATCACCATCATTACCGCGTTCACACTCCTCTTGCGCTGAGTGCATCTCTTTTAGCGTCATGAAGAACATCGAACGGTCGGAATTGTCAGGTTGAAACACCATCACCCCTGGACCTTCATGCTCCCACATTTTGCAATAATGCTGCCCCATGTCACCAAGGATCAACTTGATAGTGGCATCAAGCATCTTGGCTTTCGTTTGATCAAGTTCAGGACCGATTACCGATGCGATCAACTTTTCACGACGGCTCATTTTTAATCAACCCCTGCTTGATTAGTGCTTCCAGTAGTTTATTGGTTGGTTTGTACAAGACAACCATCTTGCCCAGGATACCGCGTTTTTTTACGAGGCGTCCAGTATCGTCCTTCAGTTTTTCAAATTCTCCTGAACGGATCAGATATTCTGCCACACAACGTAACCGTCGTTTAAGTGGCAATTCGGCTTGCGGGAATTTGCCGCAGATCGTATCAGGTGTTAAGTCCTGGAACGCAAGACGCAAACGATTGGCAAGTGTCATACCAAAGTTCGCATCCTCTTCTTCATAATTTTTTAAGTTTTCCAGGTATCTTTGCAGGCACCCGTCATCGAAAGATCCTTCGGGTGGCAAGAACATCTCCACTTGATCCGCCAGTGATGCTGGCAATACTTCCCTGTAATTGACCAGGGTTACAACCTCAGTTTCAATCCCGTGAAATCTGTGCGGCATTATACGAGACGATCGGGGTTGGTTGTTTTATATTTGGTCGACCGTGCACCGGTATTGCCAATAAAATCCCAGAGATCACTTTGGCGATTCTTGCAGAATGCGTGGATCATCTGGTTCCATGGGATGCGAATAACCGCTTTACGATTGGGATCTGGCGAAATATTGACGTAGTGAACACCTTCTACCCAACCTTTGTCAGGAGTCTTACGTCCAATAGAAATCCAATTTCTGATCGTTTGATCGGATACGCCCAACCGCTTGGCACACTCCTCAGTTGATACGTATTCATCTGCGTAAATCTGGGGATTCAAGATATTTGTCTCGTCTTCTCCGTAACGACTGTGCCACATTGACGAAAGGATGTTGCGAATACCCTTGAGTTCGGTGGCAATATCCTCCAAACCTTTTCGTAAGCCGTAGTTCATGGCGACAAATCCTCTCTATAGATGCTAGTGTGTGTGAAAAGGTTTTGCATCATGGAAGAACAAATTCCCCCTAGTCAGTTTCCGGGTCAACCCACTGGTCAGGACTATTTCATGAATGAGATCAGTCCTGAAAATCTTGCAGCAATGAAAGCAAGAGCAAAAGAACTAGCCATCCAACAAGCCTTGGCCCAGCAAGCGAGCTTTCAACAGCAACCGCCGCAGGTGATGTATGTTCGGCGCAACCTTACCGTTGCAGAATTACTGGTTGTATTCCTCATTTCCTGTGGAATTGTAACAGGAATCCAATTTGTTTGGCACGGTGTTTCCAACCTGCTGCCAAGGATTGAGGTAAGGGTTAAGTGAGCAAAGAGAACTATAATTAGGTATAATACTGCGCAGTATAAGTAGGTGGCCACCAATAGAAGAATCAGCGAGTTTCCGTCGATTGACGGCACCGCGATTGTTGATGAAGACCTCATGACGCTGGTCCACGTTTTTGAAGTGGACCCCGTACTGCGCAACAAAAAAATTACCTTCAGTCAGTTCCGTACCTACCTAGATCAATACTATGCAAATGTCACTGGCGAAACAATCAGTGGCAATGTTGTAATTCAAGGTGGTTTAACCGTTAGTGGTGCAACAAGCCTGAGCACAGTAACGAGTTCGGGCCTTGGAACATTCAGCGGTGTTATCATCCAGAACAATTTAAATGTCAGCGGTACTACCAGTGGAACAACCTTCACTGGTTCCATGGCAAACTTTGTGTCCGGACAATTTACGGACAGAGTATCTGGCGCCACGATCACCGGCAATAACATCCAAGCAACCACAGGTAACTATCAGTCCCTTACTGGTGTAACCGGTGTTTTTACAACCAGTCTCTCTGGTGCGACAATTACCGGCAACGTTGGTCAATTTACCACGGTCTCAGGTCAATCAATTTCTGGTGCAAACATCACCGGTGTTTCTGGCGTATTCACCACCCAGTTATCCGGCGCCACAATCACAGGCAATACAGTTCAAGCGACAACTGTTACCGGCATTACCGCTAACGTCACCACAGGAAACTTCCAGACGCTTACGGCTGTCACTGGAATCATTCAGTCGACACTTACGGTCACTGGCGTCAGTACGTTTGTCAGCTCAGGTTTTTTCCAGGGCAACGTCAATGTCACTGGTACGCTCAGCGGCAACACAATTACTGGTGCAACGGGAGTCTTTACATCTGTAACAGGTGTATCCGGTGTCTATACAACACAGTTATCGGGTGCCACGATTACTGGCAACGTTGGGCAATATACGTCTCTTACTGGTGTTACTGGTGTATTTACAACATCTGTTTCTGGTACCACCGTTACAGGTAATACGGGACAATTTACGACCGCAAATGCTGTCACAGGAAACTTTACGTCACTTACCGGTACAACCACAACTGGTACCCTGGCTCGATTTACAACTGTTACTGGCATAAGCGGTGCATTCACATCGTTAACAGGACAAACAATCACAGGTGTTAGTGGTGCATTTACGTCACTGACCGGCGTAACAGGCGTCTTTACTACATCGTTATCAGGCGCAACCGTAACCGGCACCACGGCTCAGTTTACGACCGTCACTGGCATCAGTGGAGCATTTACTGTTCTTACTGGTGTTACCATAACCGGCACAACGGCCAACTTTGCGTCAGGCGTATTCACAACTCAGCTTTCAGGTACGACCGTCACTGGTACAACGGCTAACTTCACAACTGGTGTTTTCCAGAACTTAACGGCAACCAACCAGACGTTTGGCGGCAACCTTACATTCTCTGGTAATACAACAACACTTGGATCCGGCTTTATTGCTTCTGGTCTTAGTGTTACTGGAACAATTAGTGGCATCACTGTTACCGGCACTGCAGGTCAATTCACAACTGCAACTGCTGTCACCGGTACGTTCACGTCATTAACCGGTACAACAACGACCGGTACTACTGCCAACTTTGCATCTGGCGTATTCACAACCGTAGTCTCTGGTGCGACGGTTACCGGTAATACCGTTAACGCAACCACTGGTAACTTCCAATCAATTACTGGTGTCACTGGCGTATTCACTACGTTACTGTCTGGCGCCACCGTAACCGGCACAACAATTCAAGGTACAACAATCACTGGCGTAAGCGGTGCATTCACTGTTGTTACTGGTGTAACTGTCACAGGTACAACCGCTAATTTTGAAAGTGGCGTATTCACGACACGAGTCTCTGGCACAACGGTAACCGGTAATACGGGTCAATTTACAACTGTCACGGGTATCAGCGGTGCATTTACTGTTGTAACAGGCGTAACCGTTACCGGCACTACGGCCAACTTTGCATCTGGTGTATTTACCACCGTCGTTTCAGGTACAACCGTTACTGGCACAACGGCTAATTTCACAACTGCAAATGCTGTCAGTGGTAACTTCACATCACTAACTGGTACGACAACCATTGGTACTACCGCTAATTTTGTCAACGGTAACTTCAGTACACAAGTCTCTGGCGCCACAGTGACCGGTGCTACGGGTGCATTCACCAATATCACCGGTAGTATTCTTCGGGTAACAACTCCTTCTGGGGGAACACCAGCCATTGTTTGCTCCGGTGTTGTTTCTGGTAGTACATCTGGTTTTGTAATTCAAGGACCATTAATCATCCTTCCTTAATTTTTTGGCTTAAAATAAGTAAAAACAGGTAAGCAACAATGCCGTACGGAATTATTAAGATTGATACGATTACGTTTACGGATGCGGGCGTAGATAAGAGTGTCGCAATTTCGGGCTTAGTTCAAAACCCTACCTTTACTGGTAACGTAACAGCAACAGGTACCATCTCTGGTTTAATTGTTCAAGCCCCAACGGTAACTGGTACGACTGCCAACTTTGCATCAGGTGTTTACACCACACAAATTTCTGGTGCAATTGTTAAAGTTCCAGCAGGAAGCGCTGGTGCCCCAAGTATTCAAGTAGGTGTTGGCGCAAGTGTGGCACCTGGTTTATATGGTGCTGGTACTGACCTTCTAGGTATTAGCACTGGTGGTGCAGGAAGAATTTTTATTGATTCAACGGGGCAGCTGGGGATTGGGACAAGTAGCCCAAGTCAAGCGCTTGAAGTGGCAGGGAACATTTCCTTTACTGCTAACGCAGCTTCCGCACGCATATTTGGACCCCCTCCTAGCAGCGACACAACACTTGTGCTGAGGGGTGGCAGTTCTACCGGCGAAGGTGCAAACATTGAGCTTGGGCGAGATGAAGTTGTTTACATCGATGCAACGCAGCATCTATTCCGCTCGCTTGCTGGCACCGAACGCGCCCGCATCGACAACTCCGGCAGGCTGCTGGTGGGGACGAGTAGTAACAGGCCCTCGCGCATTGGCACCAGTAGTTTTAATTCACTTTTGCAAATTGAATCAGATACAGAAGCTGCCCAGTCAATTACGAGATGGGCGGCGGACAGTAATAGCTCTAGACTCCACCTTCAAAAGGGACGTGGGACCGGCGCATCCCCCACCATTGTCGCTGCCGACGATAACCTAGGAGATTTTACTTTTAGCGGCTACGACGGCGCAAACATGACAAACGGCGCCCGCATCACCGCCGCCGTAGACGGCACTCCCGGCACCAACGACATGCCAGGCCGCTTGGTGTTCAGTACCACAGCAGATGGAGCAATCACACCAACAGAACGTTTACGCATTGACAGCTCCGGCCGCGTGGGGATTGGGACGAATGCGCCTGTATATTCGCTTGACGTAACCGGACGCATACGAGGTGTTGGATCCAGTACCGCGCTTATAGCTTCCAATGGAAGTGGAACAGACCAAACTTCAATCAGTCTTATTAGAGAAGGCGCAGCAACTAATCAAAAAACATGGGAGCTACTTACTGGCTCAGGCGGTGATTTTAGAATCCGCACGATTAACGATGACTATACAGCATCACAGGATGCCATAGTAGTCAATCGAGGTAGCGGTTTTTCTGTAGATAACGTCCAGTTACATGCCAACGGCAGCGAGCGCCTCCGCATTGACAGCTCCGGCAGGCTGTTGGTGGGGACTTCGACTACGATTGGAAGTGCAGGTGGTGGAGTCAACAATCTCCTGCAGATTGTAAATGGCAACCAAGCTATTGGCCAGTATTCCGCTAATTTAAATGGCGGATTTCTTGAGCTAACAAAGAGTCGCAATACAACCGCAGGCTCTCACACCGTAGTACAAGCTAACGATCAGCTAGGTATTCTTCGTTTTTCTGGCTCTGACGGCAGTGCTTTTATTGCCGGTAGCGAAATTCGTTCTGAGGTAGACGGCACCCCCGGCACCAACGACATGCCAGGCCGACTAGTGTTCTCCACTACCGCCGACGGAGCGAGCAGCTCGACGGAACGGATGAGAATTACAAATGATGGATTTGTTCTTTTTGGTAAAACAAGCACAGATATTAATGTTGCCGGATCTTTAATAAATAGCCTGGGAACTTCTGCATTCGCCAGGGATAGTGACATCGGTTTATTTGTAGGCAGAAATACAAATGACGGAGGATTGGTTGTATTTAGACAAGATGGAACCGACGAGGGAAGTATTTCCGTATCTGGCACAACTGTCAGTTACAATGGTGCTCACCTTTCGCGTTGGTCTCAACTCCCTGGTGGTGCTGAGCGTACTGAAATTTTACGCGGGACCGTTCTTAGTAATATTGATGAAATGTGCGGCTGGGGCGAGGAAGACAACGAGCAACTCAATCGTATGCAAGTAAGCGACGTTGAGGGAGACCCTAATGTGTCCGGTGTGTTTCAAGGCTGGGATGATGACGACGACACCTACACCGATGACTTCTACTGCGCGATGACGGGTGACTTTATCATCCGCATTGCAGAAGGCATCACGGTGCAACGCGGTGATTTACTGATGTCCGCTGGTGATGGCACCGCCAAACCTCAGGGCGACGACATTGTTCGCAGCAAGACTGTTGCCAAGGTGACTTCAACTCACGTCACCTGCACCTATGACGATGGCAGCTACTGCGTGCCCTGCGTGCTGATGGCTTGTTGATTAACAATCTTCATTAATAACCCTGTTAAACTAAAAGAAAACATTTGTTATGGCTAACACCACTTGGGATATTGCACAGCTTGAGCGTCGTCTTCCCGATGGCGATACTTGTCCTGATGGCGCTATCTACACAGTACACTGGACTGCTTCCCTGGAAGAAGACGGCGAAACTGCAGGTGCATATGGCAGCATTGGCCTTGGCGCCCCCAACCCTTCCTCCTTTGTTCCTTTCAATCAACTGACCAAAGAAGAAGTTGTTGGTTGGGTACTGTCTGCCCTTGGCGTCGATCAAGTTGTTTCTATTGAAGAAGGTTTGAACAACCAGATTCAACAAAAGCTCAACCCGACATCAGCAGCTGGCATCCCCTGGTGATTATTTGCTATACTTTACGCAAGCTAACTGACTGACATGGCTTGCAAAAAGTCTCAATTGATCTCTGCCATCAATTCCTTTGGCTCTGCACGTGCCACAGGTGACGGCAACCTTATTACGTTTGCCGCTGAACTCATTGGCAAACTGGTTGATACCCTGGAGTTTGAACCGGAATCCGAAGAAGAAGCCATTACTCCCGAAGTTGTGGCAGAAGAAACTGCTGAGTAATTGACACACCTGATCTAAAGTTAGTAAAAAGCTTTAGGTCGATGTCAATAAAACTTGTTGAGGCAGCCGAGTTTTTCAAAGGACTGCCACATCAAATTGACGCATTTAACTGGCTCCAGGATCAGGTTTCCTCTTCGGTCCTGGAGACTTTTGCGTCCATGTACCGAAAAAAACCAACACCTCCCCAAAGTTTTGACAACACCTGGGACGGTGTATTTGCAGCAGCAAAAGCAGCGGGCAGTAAATACCCGGAAGTTGTTGCGGCTCAGTGGGCGCTGGAATCAGGTTGGGGTAAGCACACGTCAGGTACTCACAACTACTTTGGATTAAAAGGAAGTGGATCCAACGTCAACACCCAAGAATTTCTCAACGGTAAATGGGTCACGATCAAAGCCGGATTCATTGATTTTCCCGACCTTTACACCTGTGTTTGCTACCTAGTCGAGCGCTGGTACAAAGACTTTGGTCGCTACCAAGGTGTTAATCGCGCCAAAAATGCTGAAGAGTGCGCCAAGCTTTTGGTTGCCGAAGGGTATGCAACAGATCCAAACTACGCAACAAAACTAATTGGCATCTTATCTAAACAAGACAAACCCATAACGCCAGCAGTAAAACCTAAAACGCCAGCTAACTTTCAACCCTGGAGCCCATTCACAACCAAAGTCACGGAACACATCACCTACGGTGAATTGACTTTGAATCAAGAAGCTCGTCGTTTCACCAAGCAATATCAGTGTGAGACAGCCTTGGAACTGTGTAAGTTCTTAGAAAAAGCACGTGCTGCATTTGGAAACAAGCCGTTAATAATCACCAGTGGTTCACGACCGGAACCAATTAATTCACAAGTTGGTGGCGCAAGAAACAGTGAGCACACCTACGACACACCCTCTAAAGGTGCCGTTGACTTTTACATTGATGGTGTCAGTGTCTACACACTGCAAGACTGGTGTGACAAAAATTGGCCATACTCAGTTGGTTTTGGTGCTAAAAAAGGATTTACACATCTTGGGATGAGAGAAAGTAAAACGCGAATTCGCTGGGACTACTGATGGCTAAAGTAAAAAACAAAGATCCACACATACGTGTCAATATGTGTTGGCAAGTTGGGGATGAAAAAAAATGCGCCACACTCTCGAAAAAGGCGGCGTATGCAACACGAGATTGGGTAGAGCAACAAGGCGGATGCACTTGGTGGTTTCAAGCGTTGCCCGATTGATCAGCGATCTTTGGCGCGACCAACCAACAGAGCACCGGCTTCAAGGAAACGATAGAGATAACCAATAAACGTGTCGTCTTTGCGCGTCGGAGTCAAAGCACAAACCAACGAACAAAAAGCGTGGAAAGCAAACAAGATTTCCAGGTAACGCTGAAATTGGGACATGATCAATACCTTTTTCCTTATTCTAAATTGCTAGGCTTATAAATATAGAAAGATTTAAGATCTGGATTTATTCTCCACCTTGGATCTTCATGCGTTTCAAACCAACGTCGCCACACCTTGAATTGTTTGTCTGGTACTGCAGACTCACACCTTAAACACAAAGAATCACCAGGCGGTAAACTGACTACCCAATGGCGAACTTGACGGATAGCTAAAGCTTGTATCTTGTTCCCTTCTTGCCCTGTTAAAGATGCCGACAAGGAACGCACCGACTTTTTGTTGCGTCTATTAAACCAGTCATTGAGTTGACGTTTTGATTTACCGACTGCCAAGCTGGCCAGCCAAATGCAACCAGCATCCGTCCTTAACCACGGCATCAGGCGCATCTTAAAGATGTACCCGTTTTTTAGTTGATACGTTGTTGTTTTTTTGCGGCGTCTAAAGCGTTTAGCTTCATACGTCATACATCTTGCAGCAACTAGCGTGTGGATTTTCCTGGCAGTACTGATACCAACGATGTTCCTGAGTTTTTGTTTTGGTTGGCCCTTGTTTTGTAAGACGAGACCAAAACGAAAGCAATCGGTAAATCATGGTCTGTTGGTGAGAGGGATAAAGATATCAGGGAACTTGTCCGTGTCCTGGTGCTCAGACTCCCATGCTTGCTGCCATTCTGACAGAGAGTGATCGTGAATGGCAAGAAAATATTCTTGATCATTTGCAGTGTCAACGTTTACCCAATATTGATCACCTTGTTCAGATGGAATTTGGTCACCAATAAACCAAGTGGAACCATCGAGCACGGTAACGGTAATGCCTGAGTTAATAGCGCAGAGTAGTTCGGTAAATCCATTCGGCTGTTCTACGCTGCTGGAAATGACAGTGTTAACAGAAACAGGAGAAATGACATTGATTGTACGGCTGAAATCAATTGAGGTCTCCTGGAGCAAGTAAGCAATATCACCCTCATCCTCCAGGGCGATAAACATTTCGGTTGGAGGAAACTCAACAACAAGACCAAGCTCGTAATCAAGTGGTTCATTGCGAGTAGTCGAAACACAAATCAGGTATGCGCCAGCTTCCAGGGCGTAGTAGCGATCGTCGCCACGGTCAACGCGAAACCTTGAGAAGAAGTTGTATAAATTCGATTGTGCGCCCATAACCGTACCAAGGTACGGATGTGAGATTTCGTTGTCACTAATGATGGACACAGAGTCATCATCAAAAACTCCACGTCCTTGGATCGGAATTGAATCTAAGTCGTACGCAGAAACTTGAATGTAGTTTGGACGCGGTGGCCCTTTGGTAACAACAATCCAACCAGGAATTACAAGATTAATTTGAAACCAATGGTTGTAGGTGCCGCCGCCGAAGCCACCGTTTGACGTTTGGTTGGTATCTTTGTAACCAATGACTTTATTTTGCGGACCCAGCTTGCCCTTTAGATAGCGCAGTGAAGTTGTACTAAAGGTACCAAGTACCAATGGATTTGCTTTACTGCGATTGGCTTGGGCGATAGCCGGGTTGCGCGACATTATTTGATATAATTCCTTTTCCTTATTGTAAGTGCGCTCAATTCAACCCTCATCGTATTCAGGTGGTGGTCCTGCTTCCCGTGGATTGGTAATCGTTTGTTTGTACTGCGTGGCAGCCAGAGCGTCAGCCTGTACTTTCTTCCGTGCCCTGGCATAGCACATCAATTTACTTGGCTCAAATTCCAAAACGAGTGGGTGAATGCGACCAGGGGGATAGTCCCTGTTCCAGCTGGACAGCATGTGGACAGGATTAAAACATTCCGGATTGCCACACACGCGAGTCACAAAAAACTTACCAACGTCTCCCCATGCGCACTGGTAGACAGCTTTATGGAGCGAGACGTATTCAGATGATTGCTTGGCGTAGTGAGAACGGTAAGAAGGAAGGCACGCACGTTTGGAATTGCCACGTATGTGCCAGCACTCATCCATGGTTGTGACATTGATTCGGTTCCAGATCGCAGCGTATTTATGCTTGTAGTTGGGATCCAGGTAGTTGATGTCAAAACCACAGACGTTCTTCCAGATTTTCTGGACACAGTAGTAACACCAGTGGTTTTCCTGGTCACGTATGTCGTGGTTGTGCGGACACACATAGCCCCGGTAGTAGCCGTACTCATCGAGGGTTTTGTCGTCACATTGATTTGCATTTCGCAAATAACGAATGTTGAGCCGAGCGTTGAGTTCGGAAACTTGAGCGATCAAATTAGCCATGTCAGTTTAAGTCCAATATGAGATTGGTGGTAGGGGATCTGGAGCGAAGGATCAGTTCCTTGCGGTTGTCACGATCAGATGCGACGTGAATGACAGAGGACTCCAGGGGGTCCTGGCCGGTGCGTAGGAAGTAGACAAGCCTGTGGGCCTGGTACTGCCCTCCCCCCAGTCTCACCACGTAGTAGCGGGTGGATGGGACGTATTTCCCGGCCATGTCTCCTTCAGCGTGCCAGCCCGTTGTACAGGCCCACTCCAGGCCCGATGGGTACTGAGTCGACAACCGAAGCTGGGACTCCAAGTACCAGAGAGGTGGCAGTGGTGCGCCTGGTCTAGCCATAGAACCCGATAAAACCCCCTGTTTATCTTTATTAGATCCAAATGACACTTTGCCGAAAGTGTCATTATTTGTCAAGGAATCTCAAGTGAGATTGTACTTGAGACACTAAGCACAACCCACCAATCCCACCGTCTCATTCCTGTCTCACCATGACTCAAATAATGACACTTTACTGAAAGTGTCATGTGCGTCACGTAAAGATAGGAAGGGGGTTTTATCGGATTTCACCCGTACCCCACCTCCTCAATACGTACACCTTGCTACAAAAAATCCCCTGTTTCCAGGGGATCCATCACCTTGGCACCAATTAAGCCTCAGTCGTCTCACATGAGACCAGTCTCACGCCGCAGCCCCAACCGTGCGTTTTTCCTTCTTCTCCTTCTTTTTCTTCTTTGGTTTCTCTTCCACTTCCGTCTCACCAGCCTCCATCACCTCCTGGAACACCCCGCCAAACTGAGACGCAACTGAGTCCCAACTAAATTGAGGATCCGTCACTCGCTTGTAGCAGGCATCAGCCACACTGTTCAGGTACTCCCGATCGTCGTAGAGGTTGGCAAGGATCTGCGCTAGGTGTTGGTCGGAGGGGCAGGGCATCTCCCGTGCCATGTTGGTGTCCACATCCACGTGGTCGCAACGAATCAGCGGGGCATAACCCTCAAAAATCTCTTTGGTGCTCGTATGATCCGGCACCACCTGCGCCACACGACAGGCAGCATTCTCAAAGTTGACCAGCTCCCAGCCACCTCCCTTGGTGGTATTGATCCCAATATCAGCCGCGTTATAGATGCAATTCAGGAACTCCACTGAAACGTTCGGCGGCCCCTGGTTGTTATTGGTCATGATGATGCGACCGTTTGGATCAAGTCCGTTCTTACTCATCTCCCGCCCAAAGAGCGGCATGATATCCCACCCCTGATCCTTGGTACCGCAGTGCATATACAGTTGCGTATCCGGGCGACCGACTGCGAACTTGGCAAAGGCTGCAATCGTAATGTCCATCCGTTTGCGGAACTGATTCCTGTTGGCATTCAGGCAGATGAAGATGTCATCCGACAGCCCCAGCTTCTTGCGTGCCTCCTTCTTATCCATGGGATAAAAGAGATCCGTATCCAACCCATGTGGAATTACAGTGACCGGCTTGGTGATACCCGCCTTAAAGAATTCGTATGCACCAAATTCCGTAAACGCAATCAACGCATCCCATTCATTGATGTGTGCATCAATGCCACCAATCCAGTTGTAGCTATCCATCGTGAGGTAGCCACAGAACTTAAACTTCTTCTGCTGGTGCAGATCTTGAATACGCCTGTACTGTTCACTAACAATCCAAGGATCATTCAAGCTGAACACAATATCCGGCTGTTCCTTCTCAACAATCTCCCGAATGCGATCCTCACCAAAAGGCGCCTGCTGGAATCGGTTTGACGCAGGATACATCTTGAAATCTTTCTGCTCATCCGTTGGATCCCCATGCCAATTACATGCGAGCACCACAATTTCAAAGTCATCCTTCAGTCGCGGCAGTACCGCACCACTGACACGGCCGAAACCAGTCATTGCTGCAAAGTCAGCAACCCAAAGGATCTTAGTTTTTTTAGCCATTTAAGACGGATTATCTCGTTTTACTATACTCAATTCGACGGAGTAGTCGACCGTACCAACTCTTTTTGCTCTACAGTTTTAGCCTTTAACTTCTTCTTGAGGAATTCTGCCGCCCGATGTGTCTGCGTGGTATCACCACAAGTGTAAAGATCTATGGCGCAATACCCAATCTCAGGCCACGAATGAATGGATGCGTGGGATTCAGCCAGCAGCGCCAATAGCGTGACACCTTGCGGCTTAAATTTCTCGCCAATAATGCGCAAGATAGTTGCTTTGGCCATTACCAAAGAAGCCTCAAGCAATCGTTGAAGCTCCTGGTAATCATCCAAAACCTCTGGATCACAATCGTATAGATCCAGTATCAGATGCCGGCCATTTCCCACTACATTATTGCATCATTCTCTATTGTCTCACCAGTAGGTACAAAAAGCTCAGGGTATTGATCCTTATAACGGTCAGGGTTTGCTGCAAATTCCACAACCGAAGGCAGTTGCAAGTACCTGTCAATATTCGACTCCTTGATGGCAATGTTAAAGACCTGCATACCAGACGCCGCCTTCTTGGAGTAGACGTTCAGTTTGAGCTGGTGCCTGCAAATGTCCAGGAACAAGGGCTCAAACCTGCCGCGTGACATGATGCCCACGTTGCAGTTGCGACAGAACTCCGCATAGCTGGCATACAACCAACGCGTATTGTCCTTGTAATAGCCGCCAGTTCCATTCGGATTCTGTTGACAGAAGCCAACGTGCGTCATCACATTTGGCTGGAACACCAACTTGTGATCCATCCAATCCAACAGTGGATTAGAACGCAGGCTTTGCTGCTTCTCATACTTACGAAAGAAATCAATCTTCTTGCCGGTTTCCATAAGGCAAGCACGCATGTCATCCTCAGTCATATCCAACAACCAGTTCACCAACCCTGGCAGCAAAGGAGCGAACACACCCTGAGGAACACCCTTGGAATCGAACTTAATCAGTTCCTTTTGTTCTGCCTGACCGCCCTCAAACGGACGGTCGAACGGAATAGTAAGGCGGCGACGCGCAAGGCCAGAAGTGTAATCAGTCGATTGAATAGCTTCATTAGCTGTAATCATCACAACTCCATGATACTGAAACGGATCTTGACCTTCGCTTTGATACTTGCGTTCACTACGGATCCAATCATTACCGGTAATTGCCTTCAGCTTTGATACCGATCCGCCCCACCTATCCGCATCCTGGAACAGCAGAAGCTTCTTACCCATGTAGCTTGCAGCTTCAAACCTATTCTTCTCCAGATTCTCAAAGTCTGTTGAGTAGGTGTTCTGCTTACCAACCAATGCCACAGCCAAGTTTGCATAGGTCGACTTACCGGACTTACCAGGGCCAACAATCTCCACAAACTTCTGGATCTCATAACGCCCCAGTAGCGTGGCACGCAACCATGCACGTAACACCTGAACACGTTCCCAGCTACCGTGCTGCACATGCTTCAGCCACTTAATGATGTCTTCACACCCAGCCGCTGGATCATACCGATAAGGCATTTGCTGGGTCAGGTGCATCCCCCGATTGAATGGAAGCAACTCCTTCTTCTCAATATCCAGCACCCCATTGGTAAACAACAGGTAGTTGGAACCGTCATACCAATCATCAAACACCAACACCGCCTGGAGCTGCAGGTAGATGTCATTCATCAAATTAGAAGTGAATCCACCGGGAAGGTGCAGTACTTGCAGCTTTTCCCGAATGTCACCCATCATTTCGATCTTCGTGAGAGGCGACCAAAGCCCATCACTTTCTTTAGCATAAATAAAGAATTGACCGTGGGCTTGACTAAAGCGCAGATCTCCGTTATATGTTGAGCGCAAATGATCTACAATTTGGCTGGATGACGGGTTCTTTGTCGTTTTCTTCTCTTCTTTTGATTTCATGTTTTTTGTGTCCAGCTCCTGCGACTGCCATTGATTTGTCTGAGTGGCATCGTAAGCAGCACATGGAGCGGTTACGGGAGTCATTTGAGATTCTTCCAGATCAATTTCAGCCAATAATTTTGAAGCATGCTCTACTGTCGCATCATCAACACTCAGCCCCCTATACTCCTGGGACGGCTGCCACCCCTGCTCACGGGCAACGTGAATCAGTGAGCCAATGCTGCGACCAGAGCCACGAGTAAACGACAGCCACCGCCGGTGACACTCCCCCTCCCTATACTTGTCCGACTGCTTGGACCATTCTTCCCACTGATCAAGGAGTGATTCATCGAGATTATGGAGTGATTGACCGACCGTAATCCAGATGTCATAGTCATCCGCCGCCTCTGGAGGCATACCCCACATTGCCTCTGCGGCAAGCTTCATATCCCGGTCAAGGTCCACAACACTGTTGATCGCAAACCCTGGACCGATAACACGCGTTGTTTCCTTCGCCGGAATCCCTTGCTTGACATTTTTGTTGATGATGGCATTCAACAAGAAGTCCGGCACTTCAGGCACAGATTTTGCCCACTCAAACCCAAGGCCTGGAGCTGTGTAGTACCCATCCGTTTCCGGATGCAACCCCATTAACACACCCTGGTGCCGCTTCCAAAGAATCTCAAGCTTTTCTTTGTCTACTGCTGCGTGCCACGTGTACTTATTCCGAACGATGTGCTTATGCTTCTCACGACTAACCCGGTATAACCTACGCTCCCTACCTTCCTTCCCACTGAAAATTGTCAGTGTGGGCGGCATCACCTCAATAAAAGGTGCATCGGCCAACTCCTCCACCAGCTGGTACACCGATGGCCCATCAATGTCAATCCAGATGAAACCGTACGGATGGTTGTAGACGGGACCACCGAGCAGGCCGATAGCCTTACATTTCCCGCTTGTCAATTCATCTTCAATTTCCTTGACACTAAACGGTTTGTTCTGCCATCCAGCAACGTACGGATCCTTGTTGGCACCCAGCGGAGTGAGTGGCCAATCCGCTGGGATGTAATCAAAACGAATTTCGCCGGGCCGGAGCGAGAGCTGAGAAGTATTAGTCATTCGTTAACTGATGGCATGAGTTCCACTTTAAAGTCTTTATTGGCAAATGCCTGGTCCTTCACCAAGAAAAAAGCATGAAGATGCATGGTGGTGGGCAGATAAAAACAGTCCCCATCCATCGCACTATTCATGCGATTCTGAAGACTATTCATCCACTCACCAACGGAAACGTAGATTTCCATCGGAGGGTTGCTTGGTTGTTTACTTATCCTAGGGCCACCAATCCAAGGACAACCTTACGACTTTCCAGAGTTTTGAGACTCATTAGACCCACTTATATTTTTATAATCTTCCATGATTCTGTTGTAAATATCAACAGGATCTTGCCTGCTTTCTATAGCGCAAGACGTTGCAACAGACCACGCAATACGCTTTTGCTGTTCTTCAGGCGTCAACTCTTTCCACTTTTTCATGACTCAGATAAGATCCTGGTCCTGCTGACCATACTCTTCAATTTGTGTGTAGTACTCTTCAACCAGCTTGTGCCAATCCGCATGCAAAGCATTAAGAAAATTCCTGGAGATCTTAAAGACTTGTGTACGCACCGGTGTTGATACCAAGATGGCTGCCTGCTGGACCTTCAACCCCAAGGTCTGCGTAATGGCAATGTCATACGCTGCCAACTGCTTCAAGGTTTTTTTAAATTTCATGTGACCACCCAAGAGATCACGCCATTCAGGCGACCCCTTCTCCAGGTCTTTAGGCCACTTGCGACTGTAGGGTTTGACGCTGGTCTTCAAATCAGCGAGAGTAAGCTTGTTATTAACCACACCGATAATGTCGGGAGCACCAGCCCAAGCTCGCCCGTTAGGATCGCAACCCCAAACGCGAGCAACGTCATCAGCGCCAATAGTGAATTTAAACCGATCAACCACAGGCGTCTCTGCCCATAAGACTTCGTCAAACTGATCCAAAATTGACGGCATGCCTTGCCAAAAGTCTTGGTACTCATCAGCGATCTTCGGGGTTTTGTTCCCTTTCAGGTACTGCTCCATACCATAGTGGATGGCAGTCCCCCTTTCGGCAGCGGCCTCCTTAACACCTGGATTATTTTTTGACCACATTTCGAGCTTCCGTTTGTTTGCTTCGGAAGCAGTCTCAGATATGATTGTAGTTACAGACGGGGCTGGGCCAGTAGGTAACGGCGTGGTGTAATGCCTTTTGCCGTTAAGCGTAATTCTGGTTGCGGCCCTGTTTAGGTTCCGCATGAGATCCGGTTGCTTATCCTGGACCTTAATCCAAGGATCCGATAAATCTATCTTAGCAACCATTGAAGCTTTTGTATATTATCCTCAAGTTACCACACTAATTATCAAAGTGCGAATGAACGGTTTTGTGTACGCAATCTCCAGCATTCTCCTGGCTTTATTGACAGTTGTGGCCATTGATGCTTACCTGATCTTTATTGCCTCTACTCCAGGACAATGACAGGACTCGATAAGTTCTGGTACTCAATCCGTGGATGGTACAGCTGCACCTCCTGGATCATTACTGAAATTGTCAAGGAGTATCTCCCAGACTTAGTCTTCTGGAAACCACCCACTCACCCAGATGATTTCACCTGGTATGCAGAGCGTGTCAACGGAAGGCTCGCTATGCTAGCAGTAACCATCATCTTAGTCACCGAGTTAACCACCAAATCTTCCATTTGGAATTTTGTCCATGTCCTGTAATCTCACCCGTTTTTACTACGATCTTGACGGCTGGCCCGTAGTGGAAGACATTGAAACCACTGAAGCCGACGAATTTGAGCAAAGCTTACAGAACGAAGATATCTCTTATACTCGGGTTGATTTGTAAAACGCCATGACTAGCTGGGACGACTACTTTACCGAAGTAAAACCAAAGCTTGGCGCCAGGTCACGAGGCTTTGAAAAAATCTTTGCCTACCTGGATGAAACTACCAATCCAACCATTATTGAAACTGGCACATACCGCGAGGAGAATAACTTCACCGGAGATGGTTGCTCGACCCTCCTCTTTGACAACTACGTCAACGATCGTGGTGGCAGCGTAATCTCTATTGACAATGACCCCAAAGCCTGCGCCCTGGCATCGGCAAACACCAGTAATCTCACCGAAGTTGTCGAGTCCGACTCAGTTGAATTCCTTGGCACGTTACGGGGAAACGTCACGCTCCTCTACCTGGATTCCTACAACATTCAAAATTGGCACGATGATTGGGCACCGGCTGCACATCATCTTAAGGAATTGTTTGCAGCTAAGGACATCATTCAGCATGACACCCTTATTGTCATTGATGACAACATCAAGCACGAGGGTAAGCGCCTGGGCAAAGGACGCCTGGTCTACGAACTGATGGAGTCCCTGGGCATCGAGCCATTCCTTGACGACTATCAAGTTGGCTGGGTGTGGCAGGAGCTGTAACCCCTACCTCATAGCAGTGAATGCCGTATTGCAAAAGTTGATACGGCATTTCATACTGTTTGGGTTAGTCCAAAAGGCGCATGTACACCAACACGTTTATACTTAGAGGACCCCGTACTTCTGAAATGTCTTTATCCAGTCAGGTCAAAGAAGCAGTTAATCAAGCCGCCGAACATCTTCGTGACGCGCTTGCGTTTGCCGCCAGATCTGAACATCCAATGACCATTGCAACTATCTCTGATCTTCTCGTACGTTTAGAATCAGTTGAATCCATGGATCAGATCTTAGAGAAGTTTGGTCATGGTCACAAACAAAAAGAGGACAGTCCCTTCGGATGAAGAACGGTTAAACCGTTACTTTGCATGGTTGAGTTATCAAATTCCCAAGCCACCCCTTGGGTGGGAGTTGAGTATGAAACCATGTAAGTGGGTTAAAATATTAGAAGAAAAACAAAAACAATCCTGATGGCTCAGGACGATAGCAAGTATTCAAAACCAGAGTTACGCGAGCGCATCAAAGATCGAGTGATGGCTGGCTCCAAAGGTGGCAAGCCGGGGCAGTGGAGTGCACGCAAGGCTCAGCTTGTTGCACAAGAGTACGAAAAAAAAGGAGGGGGATATAAGGGAGGCAAGGGAGAAAAGCAGAAGTCTTTGGAGAAGTGGGGTAAAGAGAAGTGGATGACAAAGGATGAATATGAAAAGCGTAGTAAAGCCAAAGCTGCTGCTAAGAAATATAAGGATAACAAGTAAACGGTAATTATTAAGAATCCTGTTATGGCAGACAAGGCGATACAGAAGGGATACACCAAGCGATACCTACCGGAGAGCGCCTGGGCCTCACTGTCAAAAGAAGAACGTCAGGAGACCGACCAAAAGAAACGCACTGGTAGCCAAAAAGGAAAACAGTTTGTTTCCAATACAGAAGCAGCGGAAAAAGCTGGACGTGCGGCGCGTGCAGCCAAGCGTTACAAAAACAAATAACTCACTTATACTTAATAAAGATTCCTGATTATCATGGAAAAGAAAAAGCCTGTTCCCCCCAAGAAAGCTGTGCCTCCCGCCAAGGGAAAAGGTGGCGCATCTGCCAAGCAAACCGAGGCTCGCGATAAGTTCAAAGAGATGATTGCCAAGAAAAAAGAAGCTGCTGCCAAAAAGAAAAAGTAACGCTCTTGTTGTGATATCCTAACAGCGGAGCAATTCCGCTCTAAGGGTAATAGTCGAAACCCTTTCCACGTTACGAATGTAGTGTTCCCAAAAGAGCGGTAAGGAAGCTATAATCCCGGTATAACAACCGGGATTTTTTGTGACGACTCTTGTTGCCAACGTACCGCCAACCAAAGTGTGGGTGCGGCGAGAGTACCTGCGTGATTTAAAGGATGGTCATGGTGAATACACGCCTGGTTATTGGGTAACCTGCAAATCATTGACAGGCCGTGCTTTGTATTTTGAAACATACCTTACCGAGTATGGTGCGCTGTATGACAAGCTTCCCATCAGTGCATTCCTTGCATGGGACCCTAACCATCCGGAAAAACCAGAAAGTCCAACCCCTGACCTGGAGCTGACTGATCTGCAGTTCTGGAACGGGTTTGATCACGGGCTTACGGTGATTGAAAAAAACTTGATCTTCAACATGCGTTTTGAAGTCATGACAAGAAGCGCAGGTGTAATCAGCGGCACATACTTATTTACAATTGACAATTACCATGCACATCGGAACGAACCCGATTTTTATTTTGCGGAATTTCCCGATGAACACAAATCTCATAACATCGTTGCTTTGGACAACGGTCAAATTGGCGCTTATCCCAATAATCGCTGTCGAATGGTTGATCCATCACTGACCAACCACGACCTTAAGACACCTGACTTCAAGGTTTCTACACGATACTTTGATGTTGAATGCGCCCACAAATGGGGTCGCCTTGGAGAATGCGACGATTACTTTTGGAAAACTCCAAACGAGGAATAGCTGTTATATTTACAACAGTTATTCACTAGCTTGGTGCCCACTTCCAGGCAAAAGCTTCAAGAAAACCGAAAGAAATTCTTGGAATACAAGAAAACTCTTAAGTGTGAGCACTGCGCCCTGGAAGACCATAGAGTCCTTGAGTTTCACCATGTAGGTGACAAGGATTTAAATGTGTCAAGTATGGTCAATCATGGATACGCCTGGCGCCGCATCCAAGAAGAAATCAATAAATGTATTCCGCTATGCTGCAACTGCCACAGGCTTGAGCACTGGAATGATTAACCATTCCGCAACGTAGCCTTAATAAACCAAGCAGCTTTAAATGCCTGGCCAACAAGATCAGCCATGTAGTTCTGGATGTCAATTGCACCAACCTTTTGTGCTACCGGCTCAAGCTTCTTGGCTTTCATGCCCAGCTCTTCAAGGTTTTTGTAGTACACGCCAAGCATGTCAGTGCCTTTGTAAGAAGTCACCGCTTGCATGGGAGGAGCAGCATCTTTAAGCCCACAGCCACACATTGGCATCAGGTAGTCCATGCTGCGAACAAACTCAGCAAGGGTATCGAACTGTTCCAGGTGAGCTTCGTATTGATCTTTTAGGAATGCATGGACCCCAAAGAAGTTTGATCCCTCATAATTTAAATGGCAAAGGTGTGATTGGGTCTCAAGTTCTTTGAGGTAAGCGCAAAGTGAAATGCACTGCTGGATAAATGCACCCACATCACCACCAGCCTTGGATTTAGCAGGAGTTTTAGGTTTGTCCTGGGGCTGAGGAACAGGTTGTGCCTGAGGAGTTTCCGCAGCCTGGTACTGTTGAGGGGCAGGAGTATACATGGTTACTTATCAATAGTTCTAGTTTATCAGCTGTCAATACCTCAACGGCTCACCTCGAGATTTCCTCCCAATCCAATGCAGCATGCACAGTCTCCGTGTTTGTACTGGCAGACAAAACAAGAGACAGTTCATAAGGAGTACCAGTTAAACCATTACGCTCCAACTGAAATTTGAACAATGCTTCTTTCAAAATGTCGGTTGCAATACGGACTTGATTGCTGCTAGCAAAATATCCTTGAGCAAGAACGCGTCCGCCCGTAGTTGCAGTACCAGTTAAGTTGTATTCCACGGCAGAGTCAGTACCTGCACTTACCCAAGTACCAGCCGTAGTAGTTGGGCTGACCACCACACGCCACACATAGTTTGCAGTACCTGCTGCCGACATAATTGAGATGGCAGTCAAGATGACAATTGCATCAAGCATTGTTGTTTTTAACCGCAGCGAAATCACTGGATAAAATGTGCCAGCCGTAGTCAGACTATAAGGTGCAGTAATTGTAGTGCCAATGGCTTGCTGGAGGCCACGCAACTCATAGCCACCTTCTGAAATAACACTTGAACAAATTTGTTTCAGTGTACTGCTACTTGCAGTAGCAGCAGTATTTTTAATTTCATAACGTAAAGGTAACGATGCAGTTGTGATGTAAGTAGACGTAATTAAGTTGGCATGATGGAATGAATGGCAGTGAATTAATTTACCGTCAATAACAAAACCTACGCGTACAGTGCCAAGACCCAGCCACTCAATATCCATAAACAGGATTTGAGCTTTAGCTAGGTCAAGCGTAATACCGGATACGCCTGTGCCATCAAGCTTGTCAATGTTCCAGTCCGATTGAGCAACTCTGGTTTCAGTTACAGAACCAGTTACAAGACTGCGCTCAACAAATGTTGCCGCACTAGTCCCGTCCTTTTCTATATAGATGCCATTGTCGGCGCCATAGTAGCCAATACGTTGACGCAACCCAGCTTTAAATTCATTCATTACAAAGGTTGACAACATCAACAGAGACTTGCCTGGTTGGTATGAAAACACTTTGGTTGTTTCTCTGATAATTTCAGAGCCAGATGTAGTTGTGACGTTGAGGTTTACAAGTCCAGCATTAGCATTAAATGAAGTAGTACCACCAGTACCGCTGGTTGTAGTCCACAGTCCATTGTCTTTATAACGATGGCTGGAATCAAACAGCGTTAAGGGTGTGGAAGAACGCAATCGACCAAAAGCATCAGAAGCAACACCTGCGGGCTGGATATTAACCACCCCACTGGACGTATTAGTTACTTCAATTGGTTGACCACTTGCAGTGGTTACAACAATTCCAGAACCGTAATCTAAGTATCCCGAGGTTCCATCGCCGTAATCATTGGTATAACGAATAATCACTTTGCCAACACAGATACTTTCTATTAGTTTAGTTGAGAGAACCTTTGTTAGACTTGTAAAAAATAGGTCATAAACAATGCCTTTAGTACGCGAGAACTCACAGCTGTATGAAGTCATTAAGGTCGGCACAATTTCTGGTCAAACTTTAAATACTTCAATTTCAGGTGTAACTCCTTCGGGCGGCGCACTTCCCGTCAGTGATAGCGGCAGCAGCCTTACCGTGGATGGCAGGGCATTTCGTGCCGCAGTAACTATTACTCGCCCTAGCAACACCACTGCTTATACCGCTGGTGATGTTGTTGGTAGTACTAGCGGCAGCGCAATTATTACACTGCCTAGTATTGGGCCTAGCGGTGGTTATGTGTTATTTCAATCAGTGCGTCTTTTGATTGGTAGCACTAGTGTTCCCAGTGGTATGGCTGCGTTCCGTCTCCATTTATATACTGCAACTCCCACTGCTATTGCAGACAATTCTCCCTTTGATTTACTTAGTGGTGACGTAGCCAATTACGCTGGTTATATTGATTTACCTGCACCACAAGACTTAGGCAGTACATTGTTTACACAGGCTGATTACTGTGGTACAGCCATTAAATTAGCTACTGCAAGCACTAGTTTGTTTGCTGAACTTGAAACTCGTGGTGCATTTACACCCGCCAGTGCTACTGTGTTTGATCTTCGTGTAATGACGCTGGAGGCTGGACTTTGATGCGAGGCTCTGGAGCGTTCCGGGCAGTAGTAGCACCTGGTGGCGTACTAGCTGGCCCATGGGTACGTAATGAACTATGGCGTCGTGCTCGTGCAGTGCCGTCACTGGACCTGCGCTTTGCTGATGACAAGAGCCTGACGGATGCAGTTACTGGCCAATCGCTGGTGACCTTCACCCGCGCCAGCAGCGGCACGTACGTGGGCAGCGACGGGCTGATTAAGACCGCGACGACGAATCTGCTGCTGAGGAGTGAAGATTTTGCAACTACTTGGACACTGGTTACAGCTTCCATTAGTTCTGACGTCACCATTGCCCCAAATGGTACGAATACAGCCGATAAGCTCATTGTAAACAATGGCCAGAGCGCTGGATACGCTGCGCAGACTACTTCTTTCGTTAACGGACTGACCTACACCGCTAGCTGCTATGCCAAGGCTGGAGAAGTTAGCGATTTTCGTTTTGTATTTGAGTCTGCCGCATTTTCCTCAAACCTAAACGCAGTCTTTAATCTTGCGACTGGCACAGTCTCTTCTTTCACTGCTTCGTCTGCCAGCATCCAGCCTGTTGGAAATGGCTGGTATCGCTGTATTGCAACGGCAACAGCGACTATTTCTGCATCAGCCGGTGTTCAATTTCGGTCTGTTCATGCAGGTAATGGTGCCAACGGGATATTTCTCTTTGGCGCCCAACTAGAGCAGTCCAGCACGGTCGGTGAATACGTCCCCACCACCGGCACGATCAACTCGGCCCCACGCTTTGATCACAACCCCACGACCGGCGAGAGCCTGGGGCTGTTGGTGGAGGAGCAGAGGACGAATCTTGCGCTTTATAGCCAAGCAATCAATTTAACAAACTGGGGTACTCAGCAAGCAACAACTCAGACTCTTAATGCGGCAACATCACCAGATGGCAGCTTAAATGCCACGTTGCTGGCTGAGAACACACAAACAGCACCACGGTTTATTGCCCAAACAGTAGCCGTAACCAACGCGGCGTACACTGTTTCAATTTTTGCAAAGGCAAAAGAACGCAAGCGGGTAATGTTCCGAGAAAATACCACATCAGGAACAAGCGCGACGTTCGACCTACAGTCCGGAACAGTTGCAGGATCTGAAGGCAGCCCAACGACAAGCATCCAGCCATACGGCAACGGATGGTATCGGTGTGTAATGACGTACACGCCGTCGTCGTCTTCTAGCAGGATTCACGCAGTTTATTTAATGCCAGATTCCGGCGTTTCGTTTGCGACTGCAAGCTACACCGGAGACGGAACTTCGGGATTGTATTTGTTCGGTTTTCAAGTTGAGCTTGGCGCCTTCCCCACCTCCTACATCCCCACCACCACCGCAGCCGCCACCCGCGCCGCAGATGTGGCCAGCATCACGGGGTCGAACTTTGGGACGACTAGGACGAACCTGTTGTTGCGGAGTGAGGCAATAGCAACATCCCCTTGGTTTACTGGAGCTAACACTACGCTGACCAACAACACAAGTGAAGTGCTAGATCCAGCGGGCGGATCGACAGCAACAAAAGTACTTGTATCAGGGGGAACTGGCGCATTTGGACAAGGCGCAACGCTTACCGCCGCTATTCATACAGGAAGCATTTGGCTAAGGTGTTCTACTGGCACCATATCAGCAAGCTTAATTGTTTACCTATCAGGATCTCCTTTTACAAACATAGGTACAGCAAACGTAACAATTACAACATTTTGGCAGCGCTTTACCGTTGTCACATCTACGGCAACTGCTGTTGCTTATAACTTGCAGCTCAACAACATTGCCGTAGGAACTGTCTACGCCTGGGGCGCCCAACTAGAAGTAGGCTCTGCTGTAACGCCATATATTCCTACAACAACCGCTGCTGTTAGCGTGTTTGAAAGCTCCTGGTATCGGCAGGATGAGGGGACGGTGTTTGCGGATGTGCTGCGCTCTTACTCTGGAAATTTTCCTATATTTTCAAATATCGTCTCTTTTAACGATGGCACCGCTAATAATCTATTCGCAATGTACGGCGTTTTAGGTAGTCAATTCGCAACCAACTTCTCGGTCCAGTCTGGCGGGGTGGGGCAAACAGACTACGTTCAGGTAGCTACAAATGTTCCTGGCCCAAACCGCATTGCGCAAGCTTTGGCTGTTAATTCATCTACGTTGGCAGCCAACGGAGCACTTACGCTACAGGATAGCTCCGTTGCAATGCCTGTTGGCATAAACCGTGTAGCCATCGGCGCTGATCGCTTGTCTCAGTCTCAATGGGGAGGCCACATCCGCCGCCTCACCTTCTTCCCCCAGCGCCTCCCGAACAGCACTTTGCAGGCAATCACGCAATGACGCACTACCTCCGCTTCCCCGACGAATCCACCGGCATGGCTGCGCTGGATGCTGCTTGCCTTACCACCACCAATGAAGACGGCGACACCGTGGTGCTCACCGCCAGCCACACGCACGCCCTGGATGTCATCGGCCCCATCTACAAAGGCGGCACCTACGACCCCGAGACCGGCGAGGTTATCACCCCGCCCACGTTACTGAGCGGCTGGCACGTCAACTACATTGGTAAGTTGCCTGAGGGGTGGGACGCCTATGTCGTCACGCCAGAGCAGCCTGTGAGGGTGTTTGCAGCATAGTTGTTGTTTACAGTTACGTGCTGTTGATTTTTAATTTGATTTTTCTTGCCTCCACTCAGCACGTAAGTGGCCGTAGTCCCGTGGCTCAGTAACGCTTACATCAGTTGCACCACACACACCACAAGTTCCCATGTGGTGTGCAGAACAATTCTCCGGCCCAATATAAGTTCCGTTCTTGTACCAGGCGCCATACTTTACACCACACTTGTGGCATATCCAAGCCGGATAATTAACTCGTTTTTGTTTCTTCATTGCTTTCAATAAGATCAACTAATGTTTTACACTTGAGGTAATCATCTTGTGCACTCTTGGCTACATTTGTAGCTGCAATCAAGAATGCTTTGTAGAACTGTTTGGCACTTAGTTCATGCGCAAATTCGCAAAGCGTATCACTAAAGTGTTCAATTGCTTTCTGTAGATAAATGTTGTCATCTACCTCGGTAGGCTCAATATCAACCTCGGCAAGTTCTTTGTAAAACGACCGCCAGTCTGGCATCTCATACGTAGCCTTGGAGGTGTCATGCAAATTCTCGCGTGAGTCTTTAGATACTAAAGGTTCTTCCATGGAAGCGACAACAGCATGTTTGCGGTACCATTGCTGCCATTGCTTAATGGCATCAAGAGGTTCGTGGGGATGGTCCATAAAAGAAAAAGCACACCCGCATTGTGATGTGCTTTGAAACAACTGTGTTCAATATAAAGCTTAAGATATAACTACCATAGGTTCTGTGTCAAGCGCAACTGCTGGCAGCAAACCAGCTTCGTATTGACGCACTGCTTCCACCATCTGGAAGTATTTTTCCCGACAGTACGGACCTGCTTCATTCAAGCAAAAGGCTTCCCACAGGCCGGTGTAGAGGCCGTGCATTGGATGCTGTGGGTGCTGGCGTCCAGAGCACTCATACATGTGCTCAGTAAAGTCCGCTTTCTTTTGCTCAGCAATAACATTCCAGTTGCGGAGTTGTTCTTTGAGCCAAGGGGTATCAAAAGCCCCAGCAGTTTTAAGTTTGATTGCGAGGTCGTCAGTCATTGGAATCCAGTGCGGTAATGGAAGTGAATACAGAAGACACAGTGGGGCTTGCTTCGTAGAGGAGATCATCAATCTCATCCTGGAGCGCAATCGCAATATCTTGCGGCGTTTTACCACCGAAAGAGTCATACTCCACTTCAATGTCAATTGCAAATGACACCGTTAGTTTTGGCACAGTAACTGGTTCCATCAATAACTGGAAGGACCCAGTCACTATATCAGTTATTTAGAAGTCGTTCCAGTGAATGGGCTTGATGTTGCTGGTAGTAACCAAGACGTTCTTGGATTACGTTGTAGTAATTGATAGAAGCGTCTACCATTTCTTCTGCACTCATAGAAGCAGCTAGGTTTTCATTTGCAAGCATAGCGGCAGTAAGAATGACAATTCCAAACTCTTGCTTGGAACCAATCAACGCAGAAAGAGGTGTCCCATCCTGAGTAAAACCAGCAATCAAACCATTGAGAACTGAATCACCACCCATGGAACACCCCGTATAGCCTTAAGTTATTTACCCATCTTAGCCAAGTAATACCAATAAGCATTCATAGCATTTTGATGGAACCTCTTACCGAGGAGCAACTTAAGTTTCTTTTGGTCTAATTCATCCGCACGTGTTTCGTTGTACGGCAGTACCTGATCCTGATCTTTGAGCATATCGATCTCAAGATCATTCATTTCCAGCTGAAGATCAAAGTCTTTTACTGCGTGTTGATGGCAGTTCATTTTGATCTTGGCATCATCTACATTGGATGGCGCTTCAATCTTCAGGTAGAAATTGTCCTGGATACTCGGATGCTTGTAGTTCCACACGTGGTTCGACATAGATTCGCTTAGAACGGATGCTGTACTCTTGGCAGACCTTGACCCCACTTGGTAAAAGTTGTCCGGCTTGGTAGGCGTCGCGGATGGCATCGAGGTTTGGGAGTACTTTAGTTTTGGTGGCAGGTTCTGTTCTTGTGGAAAGAACTTCTCCTGACATTGAACGTAGCACAATTTCTTTAGTTGTGGTGACTTGTTCTTCGATGCAATAGAGTTGCCTGTGTTCAGGACTCCAAACGTCTGGATCCGACGAGATTTCAACCGTTAACTCCCTCTTCTTTACAAGTGTAAACTGATAGTTGCGGCCAGTAATTTTGTTGGTATTAAATGGCAGTGACCGCTTCAACCAGTTTAACAACCCCTTGAGGGACCGCAGCTGGGATTCGTGGTGACGCTTGGCTTGCGTGATAAGTTCAGTTTCTTTCTTGATACGTTCCAAGGCGTCGTCATGCGCCGCCATGGCGTAATAAATACGATCAACCTTTTCAGACCGTAGGTTGGCGCAACTCTCAAGCTCTGCTTTTGCCAAGTCCTGGGACTCAGGAGTAAGTAGAGGCAGTGATTTTTCAAGAGCATTGTAGTGCTCGTAAAGTTTGATGACACTAAGCTCGTTGAGTTTAGTTGATGTGATTTGAGTCATGCTTCAAAAGAATGTGTTTGATGTTGGCTTCAACATTTTTAAGCGCACGCCAGTCACCAGTGGTACCTGATGTTACAAGCGTGGCACCAGACGGATGCTTAAAAATCAAATGCTTCTTTTTCCTGATCAGAATAAAGTCGTAGGTTTTAGCTAGTGCAATGATTTGTTTTGTTGCATCGTGTTTAGTCATGCCCAACTATGTTGAACTTTGTTAATCAAATAGGTCAGCGCCATGCCTGCCGCTGCCCACAACAAATCTTTAATGACGGGAAGAACAATACCAAGGATTGATTCAAACATGAGTTGATTAACAAGTTTGGTTAAGGTCAGTTTAACGTCATGACCAGGACGCTTAATCATTTTTCTGCTTTAAGCAGAATAGAAATGTAATCAGTTAATGACTCAACCTTGGCATTGACAGACTTAATCTCAAGCATCATATCCTCACGGGAGATAAACATCTTGGGACTATAAGGATCATCTTTGCCTTCAGGATCAACAATGTCCCGTGCTTCCGCTTCAGCAGCATAGACACATTCCTGGAACATTTCCCAGGCAATCTTCTCATCCATGATGGTCTGCGTCCCTGGATGAAATGTTGTTAATAGTTTGCCTAAAAACTGGGCTTTCTTTTGGAAGATCTCAATGAATTGATCTTCTGGTAACCCGCATGAATCAAGTTTCATTGTCGTTTAGTGCGTCAGATACAGCAAGAGTAAGCGCATCAAGAATAAATTGTTTTTGTTTTTCTTCACTCCATGACGTCCATTGTTCCAGTGAGCAGTCGTTTTCATCCCACTCAATGACAATTGTACGGGAACCATCAAACTCTTCTTTGTATTCAATTTGTAGGTTGTTGACCCAGCTCATGATTTCTTGACGGCCTCCTTGAGTTGTGGGAGTGAGGTTCCAGGGAATGGAATGTAGCCCGCCTCCATCATATTGAAAAACAAGTCCCATGCATTATGCTGTGTCAGGACCTCCTGTGGTTTGTAGGTACGCCAGTGGCTAAGCGGTGCTTGCGCACCTGACTTGGTGTGAAGCAATACGAAACGTCCGTCACTGTTGGAGTCAACAGGAGGTGCGTACCACCAAGCCACGCACTTGTCAGACACACCACTATGTGCAGCATTGCGAATCTCAGTACGTTTGCAAAGCAGTTCCCTATATTTCTGAAACCAAGTCAGGTGAATACACCACGGTTTAAATCCCTGGATCTCTTCTTGGAAAGCAGATAGGTTGTTGAGCTGACGTTGAAACGACCCACACGAGCAACTAGGTTCATTAAGCACCTGCTGTTGTTCTTTGTCGTTGTCCAACTCAGAGTCCATATCAAACGGCCGATTCGAAAACCGAAATCCGTCTGGCGCCACCAAATGGCCCAGGTCCGTTTGGTCAGACTGAAGCAACGTGGTGAGCTTAACGGCATCTGATAAGTGTATAAATTTGTCTGCCCAGTGGGCTTGGAGTTTTGCATGGGATGTTGTGTGTCCAAGGGCGTGAGTGTAGGTCCATCCTTTAAACAATACGTAAGCATTGTTACGCCATACACTAGGGCCACGGTAATGAGGGCCAAGGTACGAGAAGAAATCTTTTAGACGGTGAGTATAGGAGCTAAACGCAGTCTTAATCAACTGCCTGTCATAAGTCTGCTCACTACCATCGCGACGCACAACAATACAATTGTCGCCTCGCACACCAATGCCAGCAATCTCGGAGTCATCAAAATCCTGGTACGCACGACGGATGTTAGTACGAGTGTAGATGCTGGCTTGTGCAGCGTTGAGTTCAAGAACAGTCTGAGTAGTCATGGTTGAGTTGAGGGTTGAGTTAGACATGCCAAGAATCTTCTTCTTGGATGTTGGAGTTAGTGCGGTTTTGGGCCAGGCGGTGAGCTTGTTTGCTCATGCGGTAGGTCCCGTATGCCAGTGCAGCCCAGGCAACGGGAGTGCTGCCGACCGCAATGATAGCAGCACCAACCAATGCCGTGGCGCCACCAGCAATAATAGCAGCCGCGTCAGCCTTGTGCATTGTGTGTTCCTTAATACATTGTGAAGGTTGACGTTGCATTTAACTATGGAAGTACAATTGATTTGTAACAACTGAATACCTATGGAAGAAATTCAGTACATACCCCTGAACAAGTTTCAGATTGAACCATCGCTTGACGATAAGTTCTGGTTAGAAAAAATCAAACGTTCAATTCAAGACTGTAACTCCGTAAGTGAGTTAAAAGAAATGGCGACCTTGCTTGCGCAGATCGCCACTAATCGTCAAGGTTGTATCCGAGGGTTAGTCCAGGATATGTTCATCTTTAATAATGTTTCCATTAATCAAGATGACCTGGCTAACCCCAAGGTTGAACCTACATCAAAGTGAAGAGTCTTCCCCTGTCAACTCATCGCGAGAAGGCAGGGCTTTGACATCTACTGGATCCATGGTGCGGGACACAGGCAGAATCTCAACACCTTCTTTGATGCCATAAGCACCACCGAGTTTGTCTGAGTCCTGCTTGGCATGGACGTTGATGTAGTCCTGGAACATATCTTGATACTTCCAGGTTGATTCCCGATCTTCATCAGGAATTGACAGACGATTCAAAGATTCGACTGCATCTTCCCGGGAGCTGTAATCAGGAATGTCAAACGATTCAATGGCGCAGATCTCAACGTTGTTGGCACCGCGCATTTCATTTGCCAGTACAGGGCAGAACACCGTGGTGGCATAGAACTTTTCATTGAATGCCAGGGGTACCTCAGAGTCCAGTGCTTTGCTCAGGCACTTAGACATTTCCTTTTCATACAGACGAATCTTCTCAGAAACGTCTGTACCATTCAAGCCTTTCAGCGTCAGCACCATAGGGATCTTATGGGCACGCTTGTTGTCCTGGGTCAGCACATACACCAGGTATTTGGTACGCACGCTGTACCTGCGCTTGTACATTTCACCTTTGCTGTTGGCAAGATCGGACGCAATCTTGTCAGCCTCAAACAGTTCTTTGACATTTGGAATGTCAAACGAACCAATCACCTGGCGCATCCCAGAGGTTTCTTCAACCATTAGGGGAGAACGCAACAGCACTTGAAGGCGAGGCTCAGTGAAGTTCAACCCCTCTTCAATCGAAGTGTTGGGAGCCATACCAAAGGTTTGCTTGTAGTTCCAGATGACTGAACTCTTTGCAAACTGATCTTCAGTTGCGGTCCAACCGCAGGTATCCAGATCAGACTTACGCACGAACCAACCACGAGTCTTGGACTTGTTCAGTGGTTGGATAGTGACCAGGTTCTGGTAACCCGATACAAATTCTTTGGACTGGAACATCTTGAAAGATTCCAGACCGCGTGTAGCAAGAGCAGAAGTTTTCTTCGTAGCCATTGTGTTGATGTCCTTCAAAGACGGAAGTTGGGTCATGGTCAGTTCGTAGTAAACGATGGATGCTTTTAACGCCATCCCAAGGCGTGACTCAGTCTACATCAAAAAGCAGCCGAGCTTTTTCTTTGTCAAGATTCTTCAAGTAATCGTCGTGTTCATCAACGATTTCTTGCATAGCCGCATGAATACTTTCACGGGCATACCCCATTGCTGAAAGAAACTGGATGAAGTGAGACATCACCTCATCCGTAGTAACAGCTTGGGACTCAAATAAAATACTCAGATCTTCATCCGAGTGAGAAAACCGAATGCAATTAGTTGTCATTGAAAGAATCTTTGTGTAGTTGTTCAAGCTTTGCTGTTCTTGTTTCGCAAAACAAAACAGCAAGATCATATGCAGCGCTAGCAAGCAAAGCTATGTTTTTTGCATAGTCTCCATCTTGGTTAGATGCATCAAGAACTTCAATAGCATTGCCAATAAAGATTGCAGATGCTATGTCATCTATACGTTTAACTACAGGTTCAGTTAGTAACATAATCAAAAAGGAATCTCGTCGAGGTTGGGGGCTTGTCCGTATTGACCAGGGATTTCAGGCAGACCGCCACCTGATGCTTGGTTCCAGGGATCGTTGTTCTCCTCAGCGGTGCGGCCACCCCAGAGGGATGTTACCTCACCTGCCGATGCCACAGTTGTTTGCGGTGCTACAGGTTTAGGCGTACTGCCGTCTGCCCCCTTGGGAGCCAAGGTCATATTGACCAGTTGGAGTTTGGAGATGTTACGAATCTCCTGGGTATTGGCATCTTTAAAACGATCAGTAACCAATCGCCCGTGGATCGTAATACCCGTACCTTTCCTGGTGAAATTCACCAGAAGTTCGGCTTGATTAAACTTGTCTGTTGCATTGTTGATTGCATAGAAGTTAAACAGATCTGCCTGACCTTTGCCTGTATTAACTGAGATACTTTGATTGGCAATCATCAAACCATCAGCGGTTGTTTTAAATGCACGTGCATCAGACTGATCAATGTCTTTAACACAACGGCCAGTCAATACGATTGAGTTGAGGATTGGGAATGTATCCGTAACTTCTGCAACAACTCCTCCATGTAGCGAATACGTTTTGGATTCGAGATCATAACGTAGCTTGGCGCCGTGAATGTAGATGAGGTTTCCTTTATGCAGTCGCTGGAAACGCTCGGATTGTTTTCCGTAAATATTGTATTCAATTGTAGTAGGTGCTTTGTTTCCAACGGGAGGAAGGATGACGGAGCAACGAATTGCAGTTGAGGATGCACTGGTAAAAACTTCGCGTGGGTTTTCACCCAGCTGTGCGCAGATGCAACAAAAGTTCATTGGATCAAAAGGATAGTGTTACAGCAGTTTAGCGTCATGCTTGGGACGTGGAACCAAATACCCTGCGAGCTTCTCCAAGAACTGTTATGTACTTGCTGTTTAATTCTTCGTCGTTCCAGCAAGAACTATCAAACATTGAACAAAAGAAATGATCAGCAGCCAAGTACAAGTCTTTAGCCAGAAGCTCGTAATCAACTTGAGGGTCCATGATAATCAATGGGTTTCAGACCAGTTGAATCCTACACGAGAGTCGCCTTCAATCAAACACTTGAATCCAAAGAATTCCTGTGCTTGTGGGAATGCAGCCATTGCTTGCTCCTGGATCTTTAAAATGTGTTCCGGCTTGGCAGCCAACTGAACTTCGTCATGAATCATCAACATTTGTTCCCAGTCTTCTCCATACACCAGGCCTAAGTTATTGGTAATGTTGTTTTGAATTGTAATAACAACTTGCTTCATGAGGATTGCACCTGCCGATTGCAACAGCACATTCAATCCTTTAAACGCTGAGCGACAATACAAATGACGACCATCGAGCCCAATCAAATACGTGCGTTCTGCAAGTGTATTCTCAATTTGTTCTTTGAGGTGACGCAATGCAGGTACACCTTTCATGAATGAATTGATTGCAGTCCTTCCTAGTTGACGCAGAACTGTTTCATCTTTTTCATTCGGATCCACAATCGTACCAGCCTTTAGTGCCCCAGCTCCATACAACAATCCATAAAGCAAACGCTTAGAAATATCCCTGGTAGCCACGCCAAATAGTTCCTGGTTGATTGTATGGATATCTGATTCAGGATTAACAACAAGTTTGGCGTACTCACCGCCATCCCAAATGGCTAGATAT